TGCATCTAGAGTCTGTGTGTTGGGGACTTCACGAATAGCACCTTTTTCTTGCTTTGTGGTACCATCACTAAACACATAGTTTGTAATATTCTGTAGCGTTACTGTCCATGTGCGATCATAAATCATCTTCTTGGTTGTAGTTTCTGTCCAAGATGCAGTACGAGTTAGATCAGTTTGATCTGCACCGCCTGTAACAATCTGTTCGCTGTTGGTAACAATAGTTTCTTTAACTCTGTCTGGAGAGTTAACAGCGGAAGACTGGGCTACAGTAACACTACTAGTATTTGCACTGATAACAGTTGGAGTTGCTTGATCAAAGATTAATGCTTTTTTCTCATTAATAACTTTATCCAAGGATGCTTTATTATCAAGGAACTTAAACTTTGCCGTATCATATCCCTTGCCCTGTGTCACATCCGTGATCATAGGTCGCAGTTCGTCTTTAAGAAGTTTAACTACGGCTTCTGCCTTACGGAATCCTTCATCAGCAAGTTTAGCCCGTAGTAGACCTTGGCTCATTCCTGACTTATGCTCTTCCCACCCTGCAATAACATTGTCAATACGTGTAACAATATCGCCTGCTAAGGCTTTATCTTTATCTGTGGGATTTAGGAGAGCACTAAGGGTCGCACTCGATTGTGCGAATGAAACTGCCTGTTCTAGCTCACTAATTTGTGCGCTAATAGCAGAAAAGTTTGAGTTAATTGCAGGGTTAAGAGCGTTCTTAACCGTTGATACTGCACTACTGCCACCCTGACATGCTGTAAGCATTGTTGTGGCAAGCAACGCTCCAGAAATTGTTTTGAGTTTCATAATATATAACCCCGTGAGTTGTGTTGACTAATAAAAAAGAGTATGTTCTCTTTAAACATACTATTATAGTAACATGGAGTTTAGATTTGTCTACCGTTTTTAGAAACTATATAGCGTTAAGTAATTCCCAGGCTTTGTAATGGCGTTCTAACTCTGCAAACTCTTCCCATTTTTCTTTTAATTCTGGATACTTGTCCATCATATCAAGTCTTTGTTGCAAATATTCCTCAAGAGGATCAGTTGGAGGAGTTATGGTAATGTTACCTGCATTTCCAAATCCAGTACTTGTCACTGTTGAGGTCGAGCCCCCCATTGTAATAGTACTTGAAATAGGATCGCCTATTTCTCTTGCACGTATAGTAATACCACCGTCTGAGGATTCGTATATCTTTGGCATTAAAGTTGTCCTTTATGAAAACGGAGGGCCCAACACGGACCCTCCGTTTCATAGCGTTATTGTTATAGAGTACGCCCTAGTTTCTTACGCAGATGGCCTAGTAGTAAACCATATGTTGGTAAGAACACAATTAAACCAACAACAATCTTTGTAATTGATTGGTTTAATGCAACAGCATGCACCCAGGGTGCTGGGTAGAACGCTGTATAAAAGAACGCATAAGTATCCAAGATGTTTGCAACGACTGTTGAAAATGCCGGAGCAGCCCACCACATTTCTGTGAATTTCTCGCGAATATGCTGGAAAACATAAACATCTAGCATGGTAGCAACGCCATATGCAACACCACTTGCTGCACCAATACGTAGTGCCTTTTCAATTGGCGCACCGCCACCCCACACAACCAAAATACTCACAATAATTGCTGGAATAACTGCTAGGGCAACCACTGCCCTGCCTGCTTCCTTGCCGAGTAGACGTACGGTCAAGTCTGTTGCAACAACTACAATTGGAAATGTAAATGCTGCTACTGCAAGTGGAAATTCACCAAAGAATGGAATATCTGCACCTGGAAACAAGTTAAACTTAAACTGCACTAGATAATTTGATAGCGCAATTACTACTGTGTGCATGAATACAAGTTTGTAAACCAAACTACGATCCACGCCTTCTAAGAACTTCAACATATATTTCTCCTTATTTTGAAGTTAATCCGTGATCATTATGATAATCATTATGATCAGTTGGATATTTAAGTATTTTCCAGGTATCCTGCCAACCCCTAACATGTGACACGTTGTCAAGTTTAGTTGCTATACTGTGGTCATTACCACCTGGCTCACATCTATCACCAAAAAAGTGTATAGGTGCATCTGGAAAATATTTTATAGCTTGGGATTTGTCATTGCCTAGTGGATAGATATCTATTCCTGTCTCTCCACCAACTTCTGCAGTTAACTTGGGAAATTTAAATTTAAGAGATCTACTAATATCTTTTCTCTCTTTTGCCATATTGTCCCATTCGTGATATTGTGTTCTTTGATCACCGACTGCATTTCTGCCAACAATACTAAAGTTAACCATACCTGTTCTTATCTCAATATGATTGCCATATCTTTGTGTATATGGACTAGCCTCTAAACACTGTTTTAAGAATTGGATTAGTTCTGCTGAAGGTTCCCAATCGCTAGTGTATATCTGCTTGCCTTTCTGGTAAACATCATTTCCACTGCAATTAAAACAATAGTCTGCTTTTTCAAAGACATCTTGCCCAACTTGCTCAATAGTCTTATCCACATCACTACCAGTGACTAGACTAAAGTTGGGTAACTGCATAAAGAATCGTTTGAATTCAGTATCCATAGTTCCCCGACTAGGCGTTAACGTGCCATCAACATCGAATAACAGTATCATTTACATACAAAGCTCTGTTGTAACTTGATATTATCCATAAATTCTTTTTTACATCCTGGATCATTATGAAAAGTACCACGTAATACTGTCGTCTGCGTTAAGCTACTGGTTGCCATAATGCCTCGGTTTTCACAGCAACCATGAGTTGCCTGTACGTACACACCAACATCACTACTACCTGTAGCTTCCATTATTTCTCTTGCAATGTCATTGCATAGTTCTTCTTGGAGTGTGCCACGCCTAGCACACCATTGAGCTAGTCGGGTATATTTGCTGAGGCCAATTAATGTATCAGCGGCAATAACACCAATGTATGCAACACCAGTTACTGGCTGATGATGATGTGAACACATACTTTTAAGTTCACTGCGCACTACCAACATACCATCATATCGATCATTTGTATGATTGGGAAAAGCAGTAGCATTTGGACGGGGTTCATATCGACCGCTCATAACTTCGTTAATATACATCTTGGCAAGACGGTTAGGTGTATTCTGACTATTGGGATCATTCTCTCTATCAATGATTAGGCTGTCCAAAACACCTTCAAACTTCTCTGTTAGTTCTTCAATAAGTTTTTCTTTTTCGCCATCTTTGATAAAGTCAGCAATGTTATTACCAGCCCAAAAGGGCGCACCACTGTTCTTTAGTCGTTGTTTAATTGTATCGGAAGTCTTCATTTATACTATGTTCCTTATTTTAAAATATTGTCTAGCATAATCTTGCTGGACAAGTAATTGTTTATTAATATCTGTTGTTGATCTTTAATTAGTTGTTGGTATGTTTCAAAGTTGTCTAGTTTGTCCTGTATAAAATTAACTAGGTCATTACGATAATAAACAAATGCAGCGTAGTCTTCAGTCCATTCACTTGGGTACTTAAATTCAGGCAGATACATTTCACTGTAACTACAACGATCAGGCACAACTGGAACTGCGCCTGTTAGCACTGCTTCCATAACACTAATACCTAAGTTCTCATGCAATGCGCAACTAAAGATAAGTTTACTCTGACCCATTGTAGCATAGTAGTCTGCTTTGTCAAGTTTCATCTTCTGTGTAATAATCATATCAAAAGTATCAGATAATGCTTCTGCTATTTCTGGTTGTTTATCAGCATTGTAGCGGTGCGGCCACATAACAGTATCTTGTTTATCTGTACTTTGGTACTGGGTTAGCGAGTCAACAATAAGCTCATGTGGTTGCCCACTACGGATTGCTTTGTGATGATATTCTTCTGGAATGTTTAAGTTCTTTAGAAACATGCTTCTGTGGCTCTCACTAGCATAATAGTTGTAATCACTACTATGGAACCAACTAGTCTCAACATGACCGGGCCAGGGTTTTTGCATCTTATAACCCAATATATCACTAGGATCATAAGCACCAGCATGCCAAATACTATGGATCTCTACTGGAATCTCCAGTAGGTCACTCATATACTTAATTGGCGTAATAATAAAGTTCCAAGCATCTGTAATCAAAAACTTGTCTCCAGGTTTAATAGCGCCTTGACTAAACCAGCGACTGATAGCTTCAGTTTGTGATGCTTTATAAACATTCGTTGCACCAAAGTCTAAAAATGCACCCTCTGAAGTTTTATCTGCAATCCCGGCACCGTACACTGTGACTACTTTATAGTCTAAATTGCTAGCAGTAATACGTTGCTCAAGAATCTTAGGAATGTTATCATACCATTGTCGGGTATAACGAGCATCAATAGGCTCAATAGGAACAATATAAATACTATTCATCGTGCGTCATCTTCTTCTTGTGTGCGTTCAACATCAGTATTTGTTGTTGCTACATCAAAACTAAACAAGCTATCAAATGCGTTTGTATTCTTAAGATTTTTGATACGGCTAAGTTTAGAAATTAGATGCTCATGTGTATCAAGTTCCCTATCAATCTCTTTCATATCACTACCATAGTCTTTACTAAACAAATGTACGCACAAGTCTTGGAATTGAACATACTGATCTGGAATCCATTGACTCATTCCCGTGGGGCGATGTAATAATCTGTTTGCCATCTGTACGCTGTCAATGTGCTTATAAATGTTATGACCCATCATTAATGCGTATGCAAAACTATCCCAACTTGTTCTACCCTCTTTGCCTAGTTTATTAACCATCCCTGGATTATACCAGTTAATATCTTTCCAAGTTAGTCGCTCGCCAATAGGACTATCATCCCAAGGCCACGGAGCATCTTTATTTTCTGGAGACTTATCATCCACCATATGTTGCATGTTATAACCTATACGCTTGTTTGTAAAGGTATTGCCCGTATATACTTGACCGTTAGCTGTTGCAATAAAAGGGCTAGCACAATCCATACTAATAACTAGATTAGGATTAATTTCTTTTCTAATAGCACGTTGTAATGCAGTATACGTTACACCTTGGTCTAATCTACCTGTGCCTAGGAAATGGATCCATTCTGCTTTTTGTAGGAGTCCAATCTCTTTAAGATACAATAAACGCCTTAGGCTATGGTTAAGATTAGTTTTTTGTACACCACCAAACGCCCATCCACTTGTGTCTTGCACAAAAGGCAAGCAAACTTTCTCAAACCAATCATCTGCTTGTTGGTATGTACTACCTTGGCATACGTTTAGGAATTTTGTTTTGCCTTGGCGATGTTTAAAGAAGTACTTGTTGTTCTCGATAGTGGCATTTCTAAACTCTTCGTAGTTGTTAAGTCCGCATCTGGGTTTACCAGTAGCCTCATCAATAAAGTTTAACCCGTTTGTTGGAATATCCAATACCATACTGTAGTCTGCTGTATTCTCTAACCAGTTAAGTACTTTGCCACGGATAGCATCTGTTTTAGCATCGCCACCTTCGGGTTCTGTCCACAAGCCCTGCCACACGCCCTTACTAATCTGGAACCCTCCGCTGTCGCCAATAAGGATAGTATTTTTACGATCCCGATCATGGATCATACCTTCCTTAAGCACTGCCTTATTCATATCTAGTTCAGCATGACCCGCACTATACAATGCATAGTCATATGTAAAGTATCCTTGTTCTCGATTTAGGAAGTTTAAGCCTTCAATTCCATTCTCAAACTTTGGTGGAATACGGTCTGCCGGTACATAATTTGGCTCAACTCGTTGCTTGCTGACATAATTACTATAAAACGTACTTAACGCTGGTGTAAATATCGCATAGTCATTATTCTTCTCTGTAAGATTTACTCTATGTGGCATTGTAATCCTTATTTTCTAGTATAGGTTATAATATATTGTATGGTTATTTAGACTATGAGTCAATTTAATTTAATTTTAATTTGACTACAGTCTGGGTAATTCTTTAACTGTGACTTTAGCCTAGGTAAGTTTTCTGTAGGGTTAGCCATTAATTCTATCCCACGTTGCGCATCTTCCAACCGCATGTTATAATGGAAGCCTAAACTCCAATAATTTTGTTGATCCCAGGGAGTCTTATTCCATAGCTGTCTGCCATCATACGCCATTTGTTTAAGTATACAATGGTCATTCTTGCTATCCAATAGTATAGCACCACCGTGTCCAATGTTTAGACGTTTATCCCAGCCAAAGCTAAGACACTGCATGCGCCCAGATACGAACATATTTTCGTCAAACGCCCTTGCACTGTCCCATATGTTCGTGGGAGCAATACGGTACTCATACTCCCAATCTACGTCATCCCAGTAAAGGTCTAATCCGAGTTTATGCATAGTCATTGGAACACTTATATAAGTGTGCTTGGGAAGAATAACTGGCCCTTTCCATTTTTGATAACGAAGACAAAGTTCAATAGCGTGTGTGCAACTATCAGTTAGCACAACATATGGCGCACCAGTATATTCACTTAGTACACGTTCAAACTTGTCTAATATGTCATATTCCATTAGAGGTGATCCTCCGGTGTAATATCAAATACTTGGATCTTACCAGCGGCTAGTTTAGCTGTTTCTACGTCTGGCGCTAGTACTACGCCCATTCTTCTATATGGTCGTGTAGTTGGTTTACCAAACATCCTAACATCAACATCTGGAATCCTGAGTGCATCATTGATACCATCAATAAAGAAGTGACTGCTATTTTCAGTTGCTAATACAACATGACTTGCGCCAGGTCTTACTAGGGTAATTTCTGGAATTGGTAATCCTAAAATAGCACGGACATGTAAATCAAATTCGCTTAGGTTTTGCGTATACATTGTAACCATACCAGTATCATGTGGCCGAGGACTTAGTTCACTAAAGATAACTTCTGGTTTATTGCCGCTAACGTTTACAAAAAACTCTACACCAAACAATCCTGCGCCGCCCAAGTCATCTGTAATAATCTTAGCCATGTCTTGGCAGTGTGTATCTACAATATGTCCTGTAAAGTCAGGATCTGTTGCAGGTTGCCAGCTATACTGATAATCTCCGCGCTCCTGGTGGTGTCCGATTGTGGGACAAAATATTGTTGGGCCGCTATGTTGTTTAACTGTGAGCAAGGTAACTTCATAGTCAAAATCAATAAACTCTTCTACAATTACACGTTGCCTATCTCCACGCATACCTGATACTGCATAGTTCCATGCGGCATCTACATCACGTTCTTCGTTAACTACGCTCTGTCCTTTACCGCTTGAGCTCATTACAGGCTTTACAACGCAGGGAAACCCAATCCGTCTACAAGCACTTTGTAGTATTTCTAGATCCTCAGCATATTCAAACTTTGCTGTACGTAGTCCAAGTTCAACTGCACGATCTCTAATACGATCACGATTCATTGTAAGGTTAGTTGCCCGTGCTGTGGGGACTACATTATACCCTTGCGCTTCTTTTTCTAATAACACTTCTGTTCTGATTGATTCTACTTCAGGGACAATGAGGTCTGGCAAATGCTTATCAATAGTTTCCGATAGTGCAATACCATCAAGCATGTTAAGGACTTCAAACTCGTCTGCAACTTGCATTGCGGGTGCGCCCGCATAACTATCACATGCAATAACATGACATCCCAATCTCTTGGCGCTAATAGTAAATTCTTTGCCAAGTTCACCACTGCCTAATAATAGAATCTTTTTCATTAGTTTAACCTCGGTTTGTGCTGTGTGGAACAGTACTAACAGACTGTATGTTATCAATTATAAAACTACGCCATCCTTTTGCGTTAATATCCCAGATTGGCATTGACTTGGGTGGCTCTTTAACTTCTTCATTTAATTCTGTTTTGGTTGTTTTTAGGGGCGGGATCATATCTTCACGTAGTGTGCAGGTCATAATCCGTGTATCGCCATTCTTCTTAACAAAGTTAACTTCTAATACTTCTTTTTGTGCTAGAGCAATAAGCTCAGCTCGTTCCCATTTTGTCATTATTTGTGTCCTGTTATCTGTAATGTGTATCTAGGAGCCGTTCCTAGGTTCGCCGCGATGTGTGTAGTATCACTATGCCACTTAACATAGTCTCCTTTTTGCCATTTAACAATTGGAAAACCATCAATTTCAAAATAATGTCCGCTTTGCCAATCCTCTAAAAATACTATTATACGCTGTATTGACCCTAATGTACAGTTAAAAAGTTGTATGTATTTACTGTAAATGTCTTGGTGGGCGGGCAGTATAGTACCAGTGTCCATGCGATAATAACTGGTGCCAATGTCCTTTAGTTGGAACTGATCTTCTGCCCAGGCAATAACTTGATGGTTGTATGAGGGTTGAATTCCACGCATGTCACACATAGCACCCACAAACTTGTTTTCAGGAACATCCCATCCTTCTCGCCGCCACCTATGTAGATCAGCTCTGTTATTGAATGACTCTACTGTATATTTTAATTGAGTGTGTTCGTTATCCCAGAAAGGAATAACTGATCCTTTATTCCACCCTGGTGTTGCCATAATGTATTACCTTATATTTGCTATCTTTTGGGAATGATCGCCATGGATCAACTATAACACTATTATCATTTAGTTCGCAATATAATTCAACCTCGTCTGTATGGTCGATGTGATCATATGTTACTGATGGATTATGTGCAAGTAATACGATTGCGCTGTATGGGCCTGGATCCGGGTGCGTGAGTGGATCAACCATCATTGTAGCGAATCCGCGTTGATTGCAATAGTGTGCTACTAATAAGCTATAACTACCTTCTAGATATGGAACACCTGGTTTATATGTAACTCCGTGTATTAGTACTGGAAGATCGTGCTCTTCGCCTAACTCACACAAGAAGTCTGCCATGTTCTTTGCTTGCACTTCTCTACTTTGCATAATGGCGTGAAACAAATCGTATTCTAGCTCTAAGTCTTTCGCCATATAACGTAGTGCAATATTATCTCTCGGATGACACGGTCCTGCATCACCCATACCAGCAGTCATATACTTGGGTCCCATGATGCGTTGGGTGCTTGATGCTAGTGCATCAGTAACAACATCAACATTCATATTGCCCAGTTTCTGTGCTACATCCTGCACCATGTTCACTAGGCTTAGTTTTGCACTAATGAATGTGTTATAGAATATCTTAATGCTTTCTGCTTCTTCCCATGTGCCAATAACATAGCGTGGGTTGTTTTCCATAATCTCGTTATAGAAATTTGTTAATAGCCCAGCATCACCTGTCTCACTGCCATCTTGTGTACCAATGATTACCATTTCTGGATTAACCATATCCCACGCAACACTGCCCATAGCAATTAAGTATGGGTTATATATAAAACGTGCTTGGGTAATAAGTGGTGCGAGTTCTCTGCGAACAATTCCTGGTAATACAGTACTAATAAGAACAATTAGTGTATTAGCGGATGCGTGGTACTCTATCTCAGATAGACATTGCTTCACTTGTGCATAATCAAAATCTTTGGGTTGATATTCCATACATGGCGCACTGCCATCATATTGGGGATGATGCGGTGTTTGAATAGCAACAAATACTATATCTTTATTCTTAACTGCTTGTGTTAGTTCCGTAACGACCGTAACAGTGTCACTGGTTCGAGTGTCAATGTCATATCCAGTTACTTCATATTTGTTCGCCATTACTTCTGCGCATGGCATTCCTAACTTACCTAGTCCAATGAATCCTACCTTCATAATACTCTGACTAACTCCTTAAGACCATCTTGAACTTTAACTTTTGGATTATAGTCTAATTCATGTTTTAATTTTTGTATATTTAATGCACCACGTCTTGGATAATCCATATCTCTAGCAACAATACTATACGTTCCAGACCCAACTAAGTTGCAAATATTCTCTGCAATATGATCTAGAGAATAACTCTGCCCATAACTTATATTATATGTATTTGTGTTAAATTTCTGTTGATCTTTGTTGTCAATAATTAATCGTACTGCCTGCACCACATCACTGACGTGTGTAAAGTCTAGACAATTATCTGTACCCTTTACTTGAATATCCCCGCCTTCTCTTGCTGTGCGGATGAATAAAGGAAGTACCCTGGTTGGATCATCCCCTTCACCGTATACGGCTGTTGGCCTAACAATAGTCCACCTATCATGTAATGCTTGCACCAAAGCTTCGCCTGTGAGTTTTAATCTACCATACAAGTCCTTGGGTGCTTTGGGGTCATACTCCATCATTGCATGATGGCTATTCCATTCACCGTATACCATACTACTACTAAAGTATAAGAAATGACTATGCTTGTACCGTTCTAAACAGTTAATTAGTCCTGTGGTTAATGTATGTGTTGCTTCTACTGGGTTAGCTTTAACTGCCGCTAAATTTGGCTCTGCGGCTAAAAATACGACATGATCAAAGTTTATACTAACTCCGTCTAAGTCTTTTTTACTGTTAACATTTACGCCTGTGGTCTTATCTATTGACACAACCAAATAGTCTTTTTCTAAATCATGATGTAGGTGTTTTCCTATAAACCCATTCCCACCAATTAATAATATATTCATTTTTTACTTTTCACCTAACGGTAGTAGTAATTTATGTTCTTCTTTAGCAAAACATAAATTTATATTGTAACCGGGCGTTTGTCCAGTCCAGATAGTGCCAAAACTTTCCCACCACCAATCTATATTATATACAAGTCCATGGTTACCAAGTTTGTTACTAATGTTACACAGTGCGTCTACGGGCGTGTATCCAGCGTTAAGAGCCCCTCCTTCTTGTGGGAGGTTATTTTCTCTGCCTGTCCAGTTGCTACTGTCAACACTTACCCTATAGTCAAACATTAGCTAGTGGGCCCAAAGATCCTTGCACCAGTTAGTTTGGCATCGCGTATCCAGTTATTACTAATTCGCTTGCCGCCCTTAAATGCTGCATATTCATTATAAACTGCACTTTCGGTATTGTAAAGATACGACTCATTATACGGGTGTCCAAAAACCTTACAAAATCTTAGTAAGTCGTCTAGGTCGTCAAATACCTGTTTCACTTCGTGGTTGTTCATTATACGTCCTTTGAATATTGTGTTAGTGCGCCATTTTCGCCGTCTTCAGATACTTCAATCCAAACATCACGACCAGGATAACGATCCTGAATGGTTGTATATAGGTCATCTGAGATCATCTCACATGACTTAAAGTCTACGTCAAGTTCGCCTTCGAAGAGTTTATTCATCCAACGCTTGAACTGGATAAACTCAATATCTCTGTCGTCATGGAATACTTCAATCCACACACGAAACTTAAAGATGTGACGATGTGGATATTGTAAGAAACTTACATCATATTCATCGCCTGTTGCCAAGTTAGGATCATCTGCGGCTGCTGGATAGCAGTGCATACCCTCCTTCTCAAATTTTACCCACACCATGCGTGATGCTTTTTTCATACGATCTTTTACAGCCTGTTCACGCATATTACGTAAAATAAACTCGTCGTGGCTTTCTCTTTTCTCTGCCATTATTCTTTGCCTATTTCCCATACACCAGCAGCCATACCTTTTCCGTTTGTATCGCCACCATTGTTGTCAACATCCAGGTCACCATAACCTATCAGTTCAATAAAATCTTCTCCGTTAGGTGTTTCTGTGCTACACCATTTGCATTTCATAAAGTCAAACTCTTCATCTGTACTAATTGTATAATCTCCAAAACCGCCTTTATCTATGCTAGCACCATAAAACACATATTTAACTTCTGGGTGTGCCTCTTTAAAATTAATCCAGTCATAGGTAATATTGTCTTCTATGCCTTGCTCTTCATACTTATCGTATAGTGATGACCAAGATTCATTATCTATAATTTCCTTGACAACTTCAGAAGTCCACTCGGCGCTCTCAAGTTCATCAACATTAATGAATGCACTGTCAATAGTTGCCGCGTTCAAATGCATGATGCTATCATTTTCATAATACTCGCCAATCCAACGTGCATCGTCAGGATCAAACACAGGATTATCGTCATTTTCTTCGTGTGGATCTATCATGTGTGAAATCAGATGCTCTTCATCAATGTCTTTCCAAAATTCATACTGTGCTTTGGTAATAGCACCAAAGCACTGTTCTCCTCCATATCCGCCAATGTAGATACGATAGTGTCTCATTTGAACTTAACCTTTTGTTGTGTAGTAAAATGCATTACTTGGTTTGTGCTGGAAGTAGATAGTTATAAACACCAAGTCCGCTATCCACACTGATCTGGCTAACACCATCATCACTAATGCTATACTTGATGTCTCCCCCAAGGCTTAGGATCTTGCTAACCTGATCAACTGGCCATGCCCAGCCCTTGCTAACACCACCACTAACATCTGGCTGGAATACAAACTCACCTGCGTGAGTGCTTGCATCACCAAAAGCAAACTTTAGATCATTGCCTTCTGTGCGAGCAATAAAAGTCTTCTCTTCGCTGTTAGCTGAGATCATCATCTTAAGACGTTGTATGCTAGCAATTGTAGGCTCAAACTCCACGCCCCAGTTCACGTTCTTCATAGTAACGCTCTTGAGCTTGTCATTAACAACTTCACTTGCCATAAAGCGATAGTCGTTTTGGAAGTCCCCACTTGCATTTTCAAAGTGGATACCCACCGGCATTATATCACCATTGCGATCCTGTGTGTTGATTGAAATCTTAGCATTTTCGTGGTACTCTTGAATACGCAGGATAACACTGAGTGTGGCAAGATTAGGCATACCAAATGTGCCCATGAATTCTGCTACAGGCTTGTGAAAATCACCTTTAAGGATTACACTACGATCTTCTGCAATGCCTTCAATACTAGTAGTGGTGTCATCACCTGTAATCTTAACAAGATCAATAAAGCCCAGGTTGTGCGTATGCTGCACAACGTCAAGTAGATAGTCTTTCATAGAAAGTTCCTTCTGTTATAGTTTATAGTTAAGTATACGATTATTATGTTTGTGAGTCAATATTTAATAATCCAAGTTCACCTTGAATGTGGGTCATAATTCTGCTTAACTTGTTCATTATTTAGAGTAGTGCGTCCAATCTCAATGCTAGGCGCATTTTGTTTTTGGCTTGTTAACGCACCTGGTTTTTTCACTGCCATAACATTATGTGCGCCATCATCAAAAACTTTGTTTTCTATTTTATCGAATCCTATACTATAGAAAAGTGTACTAATTAGTTTTTCTGTTTGGTACGCTCTGTAATTATTACAAAATTCTAAACTTGGCATATATTCACAATTGTTATATGTAAAGTAAAATACACCACCTGGTTGCAATTTATTAAACAATATAGTAATCTCGTCCTTAATAGGGTCAATTGGCATGTTTTCATACTTGCCAAAGCAATATGCAACCCCTATCCCATTGTCTGGTAGTTCAGATAAACTTTCATATTTGCGTAGTCGCCGTTGGGCAAAAAAATCATTAAATTCCTTGCTTACGATATCTGATAATTCTTGATCAGCAACAATATATAACGGATTACTTCCTACTAGTTCTCTTGTAAATTTAGGATCTGTAGGCCATAAGTCTACTCCAGCAAATTGCCAGTTGTCTGTGCTATTTTTAAGTCCATGTAAGTATTCGTTAAGATTTTTACTAAATGTGGATCTAATCGTAATCCTTTCATCTACCGTAGTGTTAAAACTTTCATAGTTCCGGTAGTTTTCTTGGATTACCTTTACTTCTAAATTATGTATACTATCTTCTAAGTATTCACTCAGACTATCAAGTCCGGTGTTATAAAAGTTTACTGCTGAGGTAAGTTGTGTGATGCCATCGAGTATGGTTGTATGATGTGTTTTTTCCTTGAATATTTCCATGTCATGTATTATGGAATCTTTACTCTTGGCAAGGCTATCATCCATGTCTAAACTAAAAGTAGAAATATTTCTCTTCATTGTTGTTAAACGAATCAAACTATCTACTAATTTGGGATTGACCATAATACACCTTCAGTGTATTTATATACGTATATTATTCAAAGGAAAATAAGTCATTAAACGTGTTATTAACAACAGTTTCTTCACCTAGTTTCCAATCCAGGATACCAAACAAGTTATCGATCTTTTTGTCTACAATGGTTGCTTCCATTAGTTGATGATCAAATGGCAAGTCTTTGAACCATTGTGGAATATTACTCTCATCTATTGGATAGCCAACACTAGTATATCCAAGTGGGTTTGCTTTTAGTTTGCATACGATAGTTTTCATACCATCAACAATACTCTGGCTATAGTTGTCACTGTGTAACTTCTTAAGGTAGTTCCAGTTAAGGGCTGCCCTAACGTGTCCGGGCATAGTTGCTCGGCCTTCCCGGTGTTCTTTAGCACCATACTTAGTAAGGTTATTAACACGTTTGGGTGTACCTTTTTCCCAGCCTGGCCGTTCATGAAACTCACACTTAAACGTCTTAATGCGTTCTATGATATGTTCTTTTTGTGCGCCTGTTAGCACTTCTTGCAATAGCTCGCTCATAAAGTCCTGCATAACTTTGGGTGTATCACTACGTTTAAGGTCAAGTCCCATTGCTTTAACTTTACCAGGTTTGCCGTCAGTGTCCACACGGAAACCTTCGTTATCAATTACCAGTGCGGCATAACGCTTCTTTGTAATAAACAACCCCTTGCTTGCAACAATTTCTCTACCCGCGGCAATAATCTCACCCATATTGCGTGGACTATGGAATGCTCTTTCCATATATGCCGCAAACGTTTCGTTGACTGCCTCACCAATCTGATCGTATAGTGCAATACATTCGTCCTTGCCCCAGGCCATTTTGCCAGATTCTACCTGCTCTTTAATAACTGGCCATGCGCTAAAGTAAACACTATCTGTATCACCGTAAACAATACAATCGCCCACGTGGTCATACTTGTCAGTTAACAGTTCATTAGTCTTTGCGCTCATATGTTGTGCAATACATCTGCCTGTGAGTGTAGTACTTTGTCCAATGCGATGATCAAAGAACCTACAATGTGGATTAAGTAATGCACCATACAAACTGTTTAGGTTAATCTTCTTAACCAGCTGGCGCTTGTCCCAGAATGCACGTTCTTCACCTTCCGCTTCACGCATTGTTTTTTGCATAACTTTACGCTCTGCATACCAGCGTTCTAGTAGTCCAGGTATAATACCCTTCTTTTCGTATGTAAAGATAGTGCCGTTAGCACTAAGCATCCAGGGATTATTGCTATCAAAGATTAGCCTCCACACGTCAGCGGCACTGCAAGTATCCTCGTCACCACTTTCCCAGTCAATGGTAATCTCAGTACCAATGTCCATGTTCATGACTGCTGTATACTCCAAGGAACCAAACATACCTTCCCAGGCCTGCGCAAAACTCTCCTTGGCGTCAATTTTTGTTTTAATTCGATGTTCGGTTATTACAGGACGTAACTGGCCCACAATAGTTGCTGGGTCCATATTAAGTGCTCTAATAACACTTGGGTATAGACTATTTAAATCGATACTACCAATCCAGTCATGTAGTCCTTTTTTAGGAAATGCAACATAAGCGCCTGCTGCCGATGTTCGTTCATTATCGTCCCTGTGTGTCTTATTAGGAACAATAAGGCCTTGTTCATGTGCTTCGTTAATGATTGCTTGCTCTGTGACAGCAACCGCCCCCATTGTTGTAGCAAGTAACACTGTGTTAGCGTGTGCCAACTCATTGCTAAGATCAATAAATTTTAGTTTGTCGTCTAGTTTCTTTAGTAGCAGAGTATCCTGTCTATTATACTCAATAAACTTCTTGAAGTCCTGATTATATAACTGATCAAGTGTTCCTTCATATTGAGTCTTATGCTCATCAAGTTCGTATTCACCAATAGCATCCAGTGCATAACTGTGACGTTCTTCATAGGTATACTTACGATACAACTGCATATAATCCAAATGCTGACGACCAATTAGATCATATGTTTGTTGTTTGGATCCAAAACGTTCAAACTCACGTTCCTTGGGAAATTGTCCCCATAAACAAAACTTACGGGTGTCATCTTTACTGAGTACCCTAACTGTGCGGTTAACAGTATAGGGAATATCATACCCTTCGCTGTTCCACCCACTTAGTATGTCCGCATCATCAATCAGTTGCAGAAATGTTTCTAGCATTTCACCTTCACTAGTAAACAAGAATGTATTATCGAACTCTGTCACCTGCTCTTTGGCAGTTTCTATACTCATACTTTTAGGAGGAATAGCCAGTGTGATAAGTCGGTCCATCCAATCCAAGTATACTGTAATAGCAGTAATCATATTAAAGGGATCGCTAGGATCACTGTAACCACGTACAGGATCAAAGTCTACCTCAATATCAAAAAAGCATGTTTGGAGTTTAGGTGCATCCACGCCCAAATAGTTGTCTGCTAGGCATCGAAATACAGGATTAATATCACTTTCCCATAGTCCTTTCTTACCATGCATCTTTACTTCTTTGTGGAACTCCTTGCCGTTGCGTGTACTAAACCGTGCTACTTTATTTCCATAGATTGTCTGGAACTTGCCACGTGGATCATTGTAGTAGAATACGTAGTTAGCAGGAAACTCTCGATACTCCCTCCTGCCTTCTACACGCTCTACCACATCAATCTTGTCTCGCGATCTGTCGAAATATGCGTCTACATACATTATTTAAAAAACAATCCTATTACGTAAATTATAGTGATTACAATGTTAAGAACAACTAAAGATTGCTCTTTCCATAACCAGCCTGCAAGTGCCCATACTCCGTTGCCAACAATGAAAACAAATATATATGCAGGAAAGACATTAAATGCTGCTAGTGATGCACCTAAAATGATAAGAGCAGTACCCAGCCAGGCTAGCCATTGATAAGGCTTGCGTTCCGTCATGCAAGTTTGCCGACCGTAGCCAGGATGTTTTCAAGCTCAGCAAGATCATCACTGTGTCGTGCAAAATCTGCCTTGTACGCTGTACGTACAGCCTTCTTAAGGACGCCAGGTTTAATCATCATTTCTTCAGCAATAGCCTTAACAGTATCGTTTAGACCTTCTGTTAGGTCATCCACTTCCTGCATTACAGTAATGCCTTCGTTAATTAG